ACGATTATCGGCAGACGTGGCGATGGTTTCGCCACCCATCCAGCAAGGCACCAAGGGGTGCCTACTTCGTGTTCGGTGGCTGGCTGGTGGGGGCTATTCTTCTCACCCTGGCGGTCAGCCTATGACAGACATATTGATCGGTCTACTCATCATCGCCTCTGTGGCCTGGTTGGTCTATTTTTGCGCGGTGATCCTATAGGAGTTACGGCAGCGTAGCTCAGTGGTAGAGCAAGGACTTCATAAGTCCTGAGCCGGTGGTTCGATCCCACCCGCTGCCATAATATCCATGGGAAACAGCTTAGCCACCAGGGCCAGCGCGGTGTCGTTGTAGTACTCGCTCATAGACAGCTGAGCAGCAGAGTTTCGATGCTGTAGGTCGAGATCGCCAAGCCCGAGCTTGTCGCATATGGCTTTGAAGTCTTCCTCAAGCCACTCAAATTGCCCGAGCTCCACGTGACGATCGCCAGCGAAGTACTCCACCTGCTGCCGCATAAGCTGTTGGCCTATAATCCATTCAGCATCTTTGGGCGGGTTGGTGAGGAAGTCGATGAAGCCTTGCGGTGTAGGGCGTCGCCTTCTTCGCACATGATATGCGTAGAGTGATAACGCCCGCTGCCACGGATTACGAACAAAGACGACCACTCGATAATCGTGATACCCATTCAGAACGGAAATGGGCGAATGGATCCCATGGATCTGCACAATGTCCTGGACGCCTCGAGTGAAGGCCTCCGTAATCGATGATCCTGCGGTTCTGGGAATATGGACGAAGACAAACCGGTGCTTATGTGAGATCAGCACTTACGGCAGCGTTCCTGGCCTAATTGCTACTCCCCACACTAGCAGGTTATCCGTACCATTGCCAGTGAAGAAGTTGTTGAAGCCTTGTGCCACTTGGACTTCTGGGAAGGCCGGCACAAGGCCAAGATTGAATGTCGCCCACACACGCCACCAACCATTGCCCACACTCTGGCTACCAGTCGAGATAATCGTGGCAGATCCAGTGTGCTGTGTTAGCCCAACAAAGGAACCATCCGTTATGCTGAAGATGGCGCCGATGGTACTGGTGAAGAAGCCTGGGTCATAGGCGACAAGCACTGGGTTCAAGCTGCCGGTTCCTGCGTGGAAATAACCGGACATGGTGTTGACGCCGGTCGATCCCCCAGCAGCTGCAGTAGCAGTAATCCGGTGGCGATTATTATTCCCATCCACCGTGAGCTTCGCTGCTGTACCACCGCCCAATGGGTCAGTGCCAGCCGCTGCTGTCAGTGTAGCATTGGTCGTGCTCCACCCCGACGCTAGCCCAGCACCGGCTGGGTCTAGGTTCGGGGACTGCTCAATGCAATAATAGTAGATCTTCCCGCTAGTGAGCCCAGAGCTTAGGTTTATAGTAACTGCCGTCGTGCTGGGGGCGGAGGCCATACTCGCATTGGAAGAGGTCGAGCTGGTGTTCGGCGTGCAGACCGGCGCATAGGTATAGGCCACAGCGAATGTCAGGGTGCACGCTGTTGGCGCTCCCGTCCCCGTCGTGATGATGCCAGCGGTGTCGTCACCTGCCACAGAGGGACTACTGCCGCATGAACTCACCGATGGGGTAAAACCGCGGCTGGATACGTGGCTACCGGGATATTGCGACAATGCCGACACACCAGACACGGTGTTCGCTATATCCCCAAGGTTCGACCCCATGTGCGGCTGCACGACGCTTTGCGTGAAAGCATCAGCAAACAGATTGGTGGTATCAGTTATCGCTACATTACGTTCGTTGATGGTCGACGAGGCGCCGAGGGAGCAGCTGGTACAGGTATAGAACGGCGCACCATCAACGCCCCAGGTATTGCCAGACATCTGCACATTATCAGAGCCAAGGAAGGCTACATCGGTCGTACCACCGAAGTTAACGGCGTGCCCGGTGTTTCCAACGATGGAGGCACTGACATTGTTTAGCTTAAGGCAACCGATCTGGTCGCACATATTCCCGGTGATAGTAATCTCACCGCTGTTCTCAATGACTATACCCCAAGGGGCATCCTCGAAGCGATCGCCTACAATCTGGACAGAGGCTGCGCCGTTTAAGTAGATCGCTGACCCGGCGGAGTTACCATTTGCAACGACAACGAAGTCATTGTGCGGGCCGTACACCTCATCCGAAACAAACCCGCCGTTACTAAAATCCCCACGAATTCCGCGATCGGTCTGGCCATAGAACAGGTTATCGTGGATATGTGCCAGCTGTGAGAAGACGGCCGTATGTCCTGCGATGCTGCCATTTGAGAACCTGTCAACGCCGTATTTGCACCAGAATAGGTTATTGTGGTCGATCTCGACACTGGTTGCATTCAGCGCATTGATGTTATTGAATGTCGGACTAGAGCCGAAGTTACACCAGATATCAAGCCCGCGGATTACGTCACTATCCTGAAGCGCGAAGAACGCCTGACCCGCGGAGAATGATCCATTGTTGGGGCATTGAACGATGACCTGGCCATTGCTTTGCTGTGGCCCATTTGAGCCAGGGTTCGAGATATTGCTGGTCCCTTCGATAATCCGAAACGGGGGCACATTGATTTGCGAACAGACCTGCCAGGTGCCAGCAGCCATCTTCACCGGCTGGCGTCCAACCAAGGCATTGTTGATCGTGGTAACGTCGGCGGATGTGTTGGTGGGATAGATCACATTCCATCCCGCCATCCATTGGCTCAGCGTGTGCGAATTGCCCTGCGGCGACGTCACCGTTATTCCAGATCCTACGCCGGTCTGCGCATAGGCGCTCGATAGGACGCAGAACAACAGGAAGGCCGAGAGCAGGTATCTCTTCATGAGAGGCGGATCATCAAGAAATTGCCGTTCCTATAAATGCCTCCAACAGGCACACCGCCTGTCCCAGCAGCGGTGTCATTGTCGTAACTTGGCGAAGAAGCCAGCGTCACACTCCCGGGGAGATTGAGGTACGACACAATGACATCTTCCATTAACTGTCGCAGGCGGGCCGCAGTGATCGCCCCACTTGGCTGTCCAGATGCCAGGACGTTATCCGCCTCCGCAGTTAGGTTGAGCGTGGTTTGAACGTTTCCGGCCATCGGACTCCTTGGGAACTAAAGGAACGGTTCAAAAGCCGCGCATCCGGAGATGTTCCTCCTGGGTGAACCACGCAAGGACTGAGTACCGCACGCCAGAGCGTATTGGCGGTACTTCGTGTTTGAATGCCCGGCTGTTGGGGAACGCCACCAAGGTACCGGTCATCGGCGATATCGTCATGCCGCGCTCGGGGAACGTCAGTTCGCCACCCTGATAATCTGTACCACAGGTGTTCAGGTATAGATTGCAGGTGTGGGAGCGGTGCGGTGTGTGGTTGGGACCACCCTCATCCGTGCAGTTATCGCAATGCGGCTCACAGAAATCGCCAGGGAAACTGGCTTTCAGTATGCAGTATTCTAGATGGACGAATTGCTGGAAGACGCCGCGCACCAACTGCGTCATCTCGTCGCGGTACACCCGCAACGTGGCCAAGGCCGGTGGGTATATCGCCTCCCATGCTGGGATCTCGATACGATTATCGGCAACCTTGTTGAGATATCTTTCGGACTGCAGCTTCATCGGCCAGATCAGGTCGTCACACAGCGACGCGGACAGAAAGTCCGAGCGAACAAGAACATCGTTCATCAATCGCAGCGACCTTTCAAAGTACGACTCCTACCAAGGGATCTTGATGAGCTCGATTGCGCGTAAACCATGCGGGCGACGTGTAGCGTGCGCCACCTCGTGTGGCCTCGACTCCATGGCGAGTTACGGCAGGAAACAATATAAGGGAGCCTTGCACCGGCTGATAATATTCATTTGTCTCAGGGAAATATATCCGCCCACCTTCATAATCGCTATTAAGGTAAATGACCCCCGCCCACTCACGCCACGGTGTCGCGTTCGGGGAGCCATCTGGGTGGCGATCATCCTGATGCGGACTCATGGCCTCTGTAGTCCAGCGCACTATTTGGATGGTGTCTGGGTACATCTGTTGGCGGGCGGCTTCACTAGCGGCGATTGTCTCCCGATTGCGCCAACTCTGCATAATTCGTCGCGTCTGAATTTCGCTTTCAGGAAAGCTGGTGATGAACATCACCCGGTGGTCGAAGAACGGGTCACCGTAGACATGGGCATTAGCACACCATCTGTCATAGGCTTCAATAACTGTGCGGCATTCGTCCGGACTGGCAAACTGTGCAATCTCGATCATGCCAGGCTCCCACGTTTATCTATAGGAGCTTTCAGCCGCACCCTGTTGGTATGCGCCAAATCTGTCTTCTGCCCATCGGCATATCGGCCGACGAAATAATCCTTATCCCAAGGATCTTTGATCGCAGTCGGATCGCCTTGTGCAAGAAGATCCCGCATCCTGGTACGACGCTCACGCCAAGCATTATGCTGCGCAGAAAACTGCTGGTCGTCAGTTATGTTACGAATGACTGGCTGTACATTATCCTGCACATTGGCATGGATTACGCATATCTGCGCATAAGGCTCCCCAGCACTCCAAGCCACCCGACCAGGACGAGTGAACTTGTAGTTCATGGTGAATGTGTAGGGTAGCCAGTCGCTCTCGACGATGCCGGTCATTGGCGCCACACCATCCTTGAACTGGTTGGTGGGGCCGGTGATCAGCAAGTGGTACCCGGGCGGTGTGCGGAAGATGTAGGAAACGTCGAGCGTCAGGATGCCGGTGGCAAAATTGCTTTGAGCTTGGTAGAACGGATCACCCTTGATTATTCTGACATCAGGTAGGCCGGGACCTCCTGTCCATTCGGCTATAACGTCGCACGGCATGAGGACTTGCCACCCGTACGTATTGGCGATGGTGAGGGGCAAACACCGGTAGGCATGCCGGTTCTGGTCCATCCAGTCGCGCTCGCTCGGAGCTGGCACCAATTCTTGTGGATTATTCGTAACGGCGAGTGCTTCGAGAAGCATCAGAATCCTGTTGCGTGGGGAGGGCAGTCCAGTTATAAGGGCAGGGCGGGCCAGGGCGGTCCCCGGGCTCGCAGGTACTCTTGAAAACCCCCACTTGGGGGCAGGTTTTCGCCATCCTGCCCCCGTTTTTTCAGTAATTACGGCCCGGGCGGCGGAGTGACGACCTTATCGGCAGGAGCGCCGAGGGCCAGGGTTAGGACCTTCGCCTCATGCGACGGGCCGAGGGTCACGGTGACATCCTCAGAGACGCCGGTAAGGGTATCCACACCCGGGGTCGGATCGCCTTCAGCAGTAACCGAAATCCGCCCAGTGCCTGGCGCTACCGTCTGTACAGCCGCACTCATGCCGTCAGCAGCGACCACAACAGTCAGCACGGTCTCATCCGAACTTGCCCAGATCGGCACACCGAACAGTGGGGCAGCGACCCCAGCAGAATCAGCAGCCGAGAGCGCTACGGAGGGATAGAATTGGTCAGTCGTTAGTGTAGCCATTGACATTACTCCTTAGGTTTATCCGCAGCAGCCCCTAGCCCGACACTTAAACGGCTGGCCTCTTGCGAGAACACACCAACCGCCGCCTGCAGATCGGCTGCCTCACCCTGCAGTTCGGTAAACTGAGAATTAACGATCGTGACTTTTGGTAGTGATGGGTAACCATCCTCTTCCAACGCAGTGCGTGCCGTGAGCGTAGAATCCAAGTTGTTTATTACTGCTTGGATGAGACCACGGCGCCTCTCACGCTTCTGCACCACATCAGAAAGCTCGGCGTGCAGTTCGTCAGAGATCGATACATTGAGCAGATCATGCATACCGCGGATCTGCGGTGCGAGTACTTCGAGCGCCGCACTGAGTTCAGCGCGCAGCTCGGGATTTACGTCGTCCGCCATGATTATTTCCTCGTGGGATAAAGACGTGGTAGTGCCCGAGGCTGTCGCGCGAGAGACAGCTACCCGAGCCGAAGTACCCCAGCTCTTCTAGGTCGGCGAGCTTCTCCTGCGCCTTAGCCTGGCGTTCCTCTGGCGTTTCGTCGCGCGTCTGTCGGCAGCTCAGACAGCCACAACCTCTATTACGCATGGGGGTTCTCGTCGGAGATTTGGTCGAAATCTAACTTCAACTGCTCCAGCTGGCGCTCGGTGAGCTTTTCCAGCCGTATCATGCGATTATGCGCGTGCTCGTTAGCCCGGATTAATTCATCCAGCTTTAAGTTTATCTCGAGCGTGTCGCGGTTTTGGGTGTTTTGCAGCAGGAAGATCATGAGGTACGTGGCGATAGTCGTGCCGGTATTGATCAAGAGCTGCCAGGTATCGGAGTAATTGAAGATCGGGCCGGTGATGCCCCAGACAATAACTATCGTAACTCCGATAGCGAAGGAGCGTGCGTGGCCTAGCTGCGTCGCACAGAAGCGAGCAACCCGACCGAACCAAGCGTCCACCATTGCATATGAACTCCTCCCCGCTTCAGAAAAGAACGGCGGTCATGCAATCCAAGCAAGGCATGACCGCCAAGTTTGAACTAGGGAGGAAACGTCAACCAGTGTAACCGACTGGTCAGCGGGTGTGCGGCCGCGAGACCCTCACACGACGGACAGGACTAGTCGTCCTGAATTTCGTCCAGCTTGTTCGCTACCATGCGGGCAAACAGAGTTGGAGATAACCCCTCTTGCGAGAAGTGGGTATAGAGATCCTGGTGTTCAATCAGAACTTGATGGATCGCTTCCGCTAGGTTTACCTGATTGGTCTGCACTGCTGGCGAGAACCATCGGATTAACCCCTTTATCGAAGTAGCAGATTGCATCACCAAACTTTGGGCCTGAGATGGAAGGGAGAATAGGAAGAGTGCGTATGTATGGAGGAATTTCGCCATTTCTGCGCGGGTAACCATTCGGGCTGGTGTGATTGGTCTGTTGCGGCTCTGGTTTCGTCTGCGGTTTCTTCGATTTGGGCGGCTTCGATCCCGTACCCAATTCAGTGGCCCGCCTGCCTACTGTGGACTTGCTCACGCCCATGATCTCGGCAATGCTAGCAACGCTATGTCCGGCCAGTTCGACCAGCTCGGCATCACGAGCAGGAAACTGTGCAGGAATTCGCTTGACCTCGTAGCCCATTTTGGCCAGGCGCTTGCGGACGGAGTCGTTGCTGATCCTGATCTGCTTATTGCGCAAGCGCCGACCGATGTCCGCAACGGAGGCTGTCGGTTCGGCTTCTTTGATCTCTCGTATCTTTGGGTCGGCGACCGTATAATCAACCCGATGCACGGCGTTGTCCCAGTGGTTCGCGGAGGGGCTGACGGAGCGGCTGTGGGGCCGCCTTAACGGGTGGTGCCGGAGTTGCTGGCAGGGAACCTGGGCGGTAGTCGGCCAGCCCTAGCGCCTCATTCTGAGCCCGCACCTTCTGTTGCATGACAGCAGCCTGTTTCGCCTCCTCGCGCTTTGCGTCTTCGCGCTGCTGGAAGGCTGCATCCTCAGCCCTGTGCATGCGCTCCTCGAGCTTGGCGCGGGCATCTTCCGGCGTACCCACTTTCGGCGGAACTTTAATCGGGCTGTCGGTGTGGGCCATGACCCAAGGGTTCTTCAGGAACTTCTCGGGCACCGGATCTCCCGGATCGAAGAGCTCCTGCTCCTCATAGGAGGTGCCGCTATAATGGCACTTATGTAAGAAGGTCGGCATCGTCATCCTCTTTCGCTAGCCAGCCGTTGCCTAGACCGTCACTGGCGATCTCACCCAATTGGCGAAACGCGCCGTAACATGCAACGTCTGCTGTGTCCTCGTCACCGAGGCGCATATCCTTCAGGCGCTGGTCTGCCGTGCGCCCCAACCGCTCGATCAGCTCCAGGGCTCGCTGCATGCGCTTGAATTGTACGTCGTGTGGAATTTCTGGCAGGCGCCAGGTCTCGAGCGCGCGGTAGAAGCGCATAATCGTGTCGATCGCCTGCTCGGTGTCCTTGGCTACCTGGAGTAGTTTGGGGTTTAGGGCTAGAAGCGGAATTAGCGAGTCGAGCACATTATTCAATGTGTCGATCACCAAGCTCGCCTGTACCTTCAGGGCTTCGGTCGTTTTTTCCATGGGCAAACCCTCCTGCACGGAAGGCTACGCCCAGAGATTTGCGCCTGAAAAGTGGGCGCTGTGAGTTATCCACTCAATCCACAAGGTTATCTTCCCACCACTTGGATGTCAATCGAGTAGACCTGCCAGCCCGCAGCATTCACCAGCCGTGAGTCGGTCGACAGTTGGTGGGTAACGCGGGAGGAGACAGCGGCAGCGGACGAGATGCCGACGTAGGTCTCGTCTAGAATCACGTCCCCATGGACGTCAAGGAACTCGACCAGCCAGTCCACGGCTTACGTCAAGTAGCCGCCGAAGTTGCGGAGATACTGAGCCACCAAGAGCCAGTCTGACTCATCGGCGTCGCTGACCGCAGCAACGGCCTTGGCATTGACTACTACGATTGCAGCAGCCACCGAACCCGCAGCGGTCTTCGCGGCCTGCGCGGCAGCAACCAGGGGAAGTACGCTCATGATCCATGTCCTTCAGTTATTATTCCCCCGCTTGTAGCCAGACCCTTGCTTCAGGGTCTGATAGCCTCAGCAGCAGGTCCAATCCCTGCGGATCTATCACGTGCGATCGTAGCAGCGCAAAACCGAGGGACGCAAGCAGGCGTACCCGGTCCGTGTCCGTCAGCAGCGCCATACTGGGCTCACTCATGCGCAGTTTATCAACGCACTCCGTGATTGCATCGGGAATGATGTTCATAGGCACGACGATAGCGGAAGTCAGGTGGGAGGGGAAGCCCCTCCGCCCTGCTAGTTAGCCGATTCCGTCAAGATAATATAGGCTCTCACCGTAGACCCGCTCTACCACGCCGAGACGGCCGTAGTAGGTCACGATCTGGAACAGGTTGCGGTACTCGAGCGGGGTCCGCTGCAGGGGCACCAGCGGGAAGCGCACGCGATTCCGCTCCTTGGTGTACACCATCAGCCGATCGCTAGACGCCGCACCCCGGCCTGTTAGCCACTTCACCGGCTGGATGTTCAGCGGCTTGCCGTACGCCGCGTTGCTCAGCGAGTTATTGCGCAGGAACTCGAGAATACTAACATTTCCCGCGCTCGAGACCTTCTGGCTGACCAGATAACCGAACTCGACGGGAGGTACCCGCAGCTCGGTAGGCATCAGCGCCCAGCCAGCGTTGGTCCAGCACTGCGTCAGTGCGTAGTTAACATCGGCCAGGATCGCATCCGGGGTTTTATCGACCCACTTCAGCGACGTTGAATTGCCGGTAGGCGAGGAAGCACCTGCCTGCGCAGCATTTGTGCTGGACACCGGCTGATCCGTTGCCGCACAGCCCTGGGCCGTCGTGGCATTTGCCAAACCGACCTGACCAAGTGTAGAGTCCCCAATGTACACCTGCTCGTCGATGTCCATCTGGTATTTTATTTTGAGGCCATCGTATTTTTGTACATCTATTGGGCGGCCCAGCTTCTGAGCACTTGCCAATTCTGGGAGCGTATACTTCACCTCAAGCGCCCATAGGTACAAAGGATGCGTAGTCTTACCAATATCGAGAGCGATACCAGTTATCTGATTCGCGTCCTTGGAGAGCCACGCCTTACCTGACGGCACGATACCACCAGCTGATGCAAAGCTGCTGTTGGTGAAGCTTGAAACTTCATCAGCAATCGTCACATCCTCTCTTAGGTCAATATCCCTGCCCCAAGTAACGGACGCTAATGGATCATGTAATTCCTGGTCCAACCTCTCCAATTCACCAATTAAAAATGCACCTGTACTATCCTTAGTAAAGGTGAATTCATCGAACGTCATAAATGAGTCCGTCGTGAAATGACGGCGACGCTCGGGCTGGGTACCTTCCTTGTACCCCTTCATCCAATCGATAACCTGTCCATTATCGTAGCGGATCAGGTTACCCTGCACACGCGGATCGCTGTGGCCGGGCAGGATCAGATTCGGGGACAATGCACTTGATCCCCGATAGGCGAGACGATTGCTCATAAGTACTCCTGTATCCCCCTGGGGATCGTTACTGCTTAGATGTTGAAAGCGATTTCAACAAAATTGCTGGTATCCGCCGGACCCATGAAGATCGCGTTCGGGAGCGCGATAGCACTGGTCGACGTCGCCGCAGCAATCCCACCAATCACCGGATTATTTGCATCCGTCGTGGTGGTGTAGATATACACCTGTCCGCCCTTGGCCGCGGCTGTCACGCCACCAAGCTTGAGCAGCATGTATCCACTGCGCAGAATGTCGACGATGCCTGAGGCCGGTGGCGTCGATGTACCGAGCTGATCCTGGCTAGCTCCAGTGGGGAACGGGCGGACCAAGAAGCCGTAGATCGCCGTATCCGCGGTGGATGCAACGCGCATATTACCGACGTTGCCGCCAGTATTATCTACGACCATCGCGAGGCCGTACTGGCTCGGGGCACCAGTGGTACCAGCCGGGGTAACAATCTGCGCCTCGATCTTCGCGCTATTAATACGATTGACCTCGCCGGGAATGCCGGCAGGCATGCGATAACTGAAAGCGACCACTATAGTACTCCTTTCTACTTATCTTCAGTGAAGCGACGAACGCGCTGCGGGGTTGTCCGCGGCGGTCCCGCCCGTGGCCGGTCTGGCTCCGGCCCGGGCCTCGCCGTTTGCGGCAAGTCGCCTTGGTAGAGGCCGCGCGACTCCTTGGGGTATTCAGGCGGGACTACATCACCGCCATGCGCATGCACGACGCGATGCGCCCGCGCCGCAGTATCTTCAGGAGCACTTTCCACGCTGGCGTCCATTTCTGAATAATCGACGCCAGGTGAGTCAGGCTCTTGAATTGCGGGACCGGCTGGTAGATTCTGGCGGTGGCCATAATGTACCTCCGGTGCAGGCGGGGTTTGGATCGGACCACCTGGCTCTAGTTCGGCGGTATGCCGCTCCTCCTGATTAACTTCGGGAGCGGACTGCGGTTCGGCTACGCGGTTAAGTCCCTCGGAGCCGAACGTTGCGGGGTTGTCTTCCGGCATTCTAAATTAACGTCCCGACTGTTTCGCCCAAAATTCCGCATTTTTGGTATTCAAGGCGCGGAGCTGTGCCTGTAGGGTGCGATCGGTGTTGAACCCAATAGACGGGCTGTAATTAACGCCGTCACCGACATGCGAGGTGGCGAGGTTGGAACGCTTCTGACGTACTAGCTCTGCGGCACCATTAAACACCGCGGAAACCGCATCGCACGACATCTGTGCGACGTTGCCGCCGCTAGCGACCTGACGTACTGCCGCAGCCGTATCGTCTTCCTGCAGGGCTTCATTGAGTACACGACGACGGAACTTGCACATCGCATCCATCGTGCGGGTCACACCCAACTTGGAATCCATCGTCGGGTACTTGATGCCGGGTGCCAGAAGTTCGGCCTTGGAGACCATCTCCTGCCACGGACCACGCAGCGCTGCCGCGTCGCCAACCGCCACACGACGACGATCGGTGATTGCGACGTTCTCTTTGCTGGAGGCGTCACTCGGCTCGTCTGTTGGGGGCGGTGCTGGCTCGTCGTCGAGCGCACGGGTCCGCTTGGCGTCACGCATAATGCCGCGGTCTGCCTCTGGCCTCTGCTCTGTTGGTTCTCCACCAGGAGCACCAACCGCCTGTTCAGCCTGCTGGGCTTCCTGCGGATCCTCGCCTTCCTCGCCCTGGGCAAGAATGGCGACTGCACGCTCAAGCGCACTGACCCGCTGCTCGAGATCGCCGCCACCGCCTTCAGCACCAGCCATAGCACCAGCACCACCGGCGCTAGCACCACCACCAGCAGGATCACCCTCAGGGGCATCAGCACCGTGCAGATGGACATGTACGCCACCGCCACCCATATCATCGCGTGAAAAGCGATCGCTGGTGGGGCTTTCTTTTTCGGCGCCATAATTCTCAACCGGCGCGGTAACTTGAGCGAAGCCGCCGCTTTCGTTTGCGCCAGAAATAACATCGCCGAGCATCGTAGCGACGCGCTGCAGCTCTTCTACGAGCACTGCATCGAACGAGGGTGTACCTCGAGCCGCCAGAATACGATCGAAACTTGATTTAATAAGGGTGTCGCCGACAGATGCGCGGCGACGGGCTTGTCCAGCCATCTCTTTGTCTCCTATATGACATGAAGGTCCGCATCTACCGCGGTCTACCAAAGCAACATGGTTTCCAATGATCCCGTGTTGTCTTCCTTCTCCTGGGGAAAGCTCTTCGTACTCAGCGTCGTAGCCTGCGCTGACCTCCCGTTTTCCTTGTCGTACATCGCGGATGGCGACCTCATCTTGAATGAGTAGATCCGCATAAAGAAAATCGTTATTAGTTAGTAAGCCGTCACCACGCCGCGGATTTAGGGTGACCCCGATGGCGTAGTTGCGCCAATTATGTGGGTTGACCTTCTCGGGTGGGTGATCGTTGGTTACTGGCTTGCCAGCAAAGGAAGCTACCGCTACAGGTGAGAAGACCTCGTCTTCGTCGCGATAGATTCTAATAATTCCGTCGCGATCGGCAGTGACCGGCACCTCACCATCGGAGTACAGCATTGGGCCGGTTCTTGCGATCGGCACCTCTTTACACAATAGAAACCCATCAGGGGTCAGCGACTGCGTCGCCCCCAGCTGTTCTGATGTGTAGAATCGGATAACGGGATCGGGCATTGACCTGGAAGCGCGAGCCGCGCTAGAGGGAGGGGAAGATGAAGCTGGGGCGGGAATAATGCAGAAGCGGGTATCGCGTCAGTTCCTGGCCTGCCGTGTCTGCGGGGCGTGCTTTCTTGCCGACCACAAAGGTCGACTCACCTGCTCATGGCACTGTGCAGGCGTCTGGCGCAGCCAGAAATATCGGTCAGACAGACTCCAGCATGAAGCTGTACGAGCTGAGAGTGGCAACGCTGGCAGCCGTGTTGGTGAAGCCGAGCGTGAACCCGGAATAGCCCTTCCCGTCATTACAATCGAGCGCTAGCGCCGTGTTGGCTACCGCAGTCGCGGTCACCGCCGCGCCGATCGAACTCTGGCAGCTGGGATCGACGAAGCGGTTCAGCGCCATAATAATCGGCTGAGTAGCTTTGAGACCCCAAGTCACGTGCTGCAGGCCGAGGCAGTCAACCGGCCCCGAGGTCCAGCTCGCACCCGCACCGAGGGCGACCGGCATGCCCAACTCTGATAACGGGAAGCTGAGCCTGGACACGCCAGAAGGCAGCACCTGCACGCCATAGGTCACTTGACCATAAGCTTTCGGCTGGCGCACGTCGTACACCTGGCTGCTCATAGCTATCTGCGGTGCAAAGCCGAGCGTCATCCGCCCATTCACGATGCCCGCCGTGGTCAACTGACTGGAAGCCACAGCATTTACTGCTATGCTCGCCCTAGTAGCCATCGGCCGCGGCGATGATGCTCTAGCCACCGGCTGCATGGCGAAGGTGACCCTGCTAGTCATCCTCGCCAACGGTGCCAGAGTCGCGTCAGTCCAAGCCGTAGCTCGGACAACAAAAAGGTTCGGGACGTTGATTAGTGCCAGTACGAACGGCAACGGCATGTTAACAGTCCTCCGCCATCACGGCACTATTAGCCTCACCTTGCAGGTTTCTGAGCGCCTGGATCACCACGCGCATGCGGGCGCTGTCACGGGCACGGCGCAGCGTGGTGGACAGCTCATCCACCGCCTGGTTGATATTGTTAATGCTGCGCTCGTCGCCGTAAGTCGGATCGCGCGCGGCAGATTTCTTCTTCGGCTCAAAAGCCATAATGGGTCCAATCAAGCCGCTATCGGATAGCGGTCAGGAATTATCGGAATTGCGAAGCATCGACAGTTCCAAATCTGTCCGGCGTGGTACGGGCCAACGCCAGGCCCATCAGGGCTTGGTGGCGCGTCCCAGGCGATCGTCTGGCCGTTCATCTTCCGATGCGACTCTCGTACCCGAGCGTCCCGCACCGTTGACCAGATGTAATGCGTACCACCAACATGGGTCGCTCGGGTCTGCGTCAGCAGGCTGGAGACCCGGGCAGTCTCTGTGCGCGCGATCAGTGTCGCCTTATTGCGGGACACCTGGCCCTGATCCATAATAACCTTGATCAGGTCACCATAGCGTTCACCGCCATAGAGGTTACCGACCGCGATCTCGTGCACACGCTTGGCGGCCTGCTCAGGAATCGATTTAATGAGGCTTACTTGTTCGGCCAGGGCGCGTTGTAGTAACTCACCCGTCGGAGCGGTTTGTATTTCTTGCTGCAGCGCCCTAGACATCGTCTTGGCGTACGTGGCCCACGCTGCCTGATCCCGGCGGGCGACCTCGACCACAAACCTTAGCGCGACTGACTGTGCCCAGGGATCTAGTATCGCCGAATAGCGATCCAGCATAGATGCCAGGCCAGCGAGATCATGCGGCGCGGTATATCCGCCCAGCACCTGTTGAATTTCGGTTTCGTCGTGATGTCCCTCGACATACGATCGCACCATATTTTCGATATTGCGGGCTAGTTGGCGGAGGCGGCGGCCATAATCCCGTTCGGCATTGCGTACCCGCCGGAAGGCCTCGAGGTCTTGATAGCGACGTTGCCATTCCGGCATTTCATACGGCGGAACTGCCATCAGTGGGCCACAAAGTGCGGTTCGTGGTGCTCAGCATTCCAGAACAGGCCTACATCGTCGCGGTGCGCAAACAGAATATTCCTGACGAAGTGCCCGGTAATATTCACGGTCGGCGGCAGCCACTTAGGGAACGCGGCGTTGGCGTAGATTAGGAAGGTATCATAGCCGTACATATACATATGCCGGCGCAACTCACTCTGTGATGACCCCAACCGCATCAGACACGGATCGTTCAGCTCAATAATTATGAACGGCGTCATGTGGTTGAAAAGCAGGTTGCGCGCACCCTTGAAGATCAGATGTTCCGAGCCTTCGGCATCAATCTTGATCAGCTTCGGCGGCGGCTTACCGGCAGTCAATTCGTCTAGCGTGGTGGCCTGGATCGATGAAACCGTTGCAGCAAATTCGGTGTCCGCAGGACTCTCTGGGTTCCATACACAATTGAACCAAGCACCCTCACGGGCCTCGCAGAACGTCACCTCACGGACCTTGTCCGATAACGGCCGCTCGACCACCTCTACATTGGTGAATTCGTTGACCTTAATATTGTTCTTCAGCGAACCTAGGCAGTTGGTACCTGGCTCGACTGCGACTACCCGCCCCGTTGGACCGACGATAGATGCGGCGATCGTAGTAAAATAACCGATGTTAGCCCCTACATCGATCGCGGTATCACCCGGTGCGAGGAACCGGAAGAACAGCTGCATAACTTCGGGCTCGTAGGGGCAGTTCTGATCGAAGAAGTGCAGCAACCGGCCTTCGCAGTCTACTTCGCGGTCAAGCTCTAGCACAATCTCATGGCCCTCTAGGACCATTGTGTACCGTTGTCTCATGCCTACCGTACCACTACCCAGAAACTTATAACGAGTACGATCGACATCCACACCGGGAGTGTAGCCAGTGCTATCCCCAGATAGAACAACGGCGGGGACTCTTGGGGCGGAGCGCGGCGTGGCGGCTCTTCCCAACGCTCAGTAGGGCCATCAAACATATAATTGCCTATGGAAGGGGGGCGCTGCCGTTCGATTTTTCCGGCGGCGGGCCGTTCAGCTCGGCGATCGTACGGCTGAAATCCGCGAAACTCATGCGCTTGATCGGACCAACACTATCTTCGCCGAACTCGGTCTTGAAGGCCTGTACCGCTTCGTCGCGCGCACTGTACTGCACCTGCGCGTGCCAATTACCGGTGTCTCGGTTCTCGATCAGCCAACAGGCCTGCGACTCTTCATCTGCGCCGACCGACATCTTGAACCCCTCCGGGAGGCTGTCACCGACCAGATGGGCGTAGCGTTTGCCGACCTCCTCACGCGTACGCGGCATGCGGAGGTTGCTAAAGTGCGAGTCTAGATCCTCGCGCGTGTTCAAGCCGCTCGGGTGCGGCGCTAGGGACGGCTGGTGCGGCTTGGGCGGCTCTGGCAGTCCTTCAGGACCACCCGCGCCTTCGTGCGGCCCTCCCGCCATCGGTGCCTCCGCGCCGCCACCCATCTCGGTAGCCAACGGAGGCGCCGCCACGGCGTCGGCAATTTCTTCATCCGTGATGTTCGACCAGATGCCGGTGATCTTGGACGACTGCCGCAGCTCCTTCAGGGCCGAGCCACTGGACACGATGCCCGCAGCTTGCGCGGCAATAACCGCCTGAGTAAGCTGCGCAGCGATGCCCGATTTCTCGGTATCAGCCAGCTGCCACAGCGGGGCAAATTCAAAATTAAAGCCGTCCGGCAGTCCTTCGCCGGTGAGGCTACGGTACGACAGGTCGAGCAACAGCCGCACCGGGCGACGCAGTCGCGTTTCCTGGGCGCTATTCAGAAAATCGTAGTAATTACGGATGTCGGAATCACCGGTCGCATTCAAGCCGGCCGGGGACTGTCCGAACAGACGTACCAACGGGATCTGCGCTGCGCCAGAGAGCTGCTGCGCCATTTGAATTAATACGTCGGAGAGGCCGCCAAACGCGTAGCTCTGGGTTTCGAATTCATCAGTAGAGTCCAGTAGCGTGATGCCTTCATTGGCCTGCATCAACCGCATATTCTGGATCTGCTGGGTGACCGCGCTGTAGGCTTCGCCACCAAAGGCAATTAACTCACGCAGCTTCTCGATTTTAAGCACCCGCAGGTGGGCGCGGTAGACCAGTTGCGCGGTTCCTGCCGTTGCGCTATCAAACGCTAGCAGCCGATCGAAGCAGGGTTCTAGTACACTGAGACCCCAATAATTCTCGGCCATGCGCTGCCAGTATGGAAGCTCTACTCCGTCGAAACGAATACACCGCGTATAATGCACCTTCATGTGCGGGACGGTGCGAGCGTCAGAGACGACTTCGTAGTACTTGGGGTAGCCGTAGTCCTTGCCGAACTCTTTAACTGGATCCTCAAGATGCGGCCAGATCATCCAGCGGTCAAGTACCAACAAGCCCTTGAACTGTCCCTTGCCGACCGTCTTGATATCGAGTGGCGTGTCGGTGCGTTGGCCGTCGATCATTATGACCGCGATGCAGCCACCAAATAACCGGGACCACTTCAGGGTCTCGGTCAGCCGCTGCCAGAGCAGCAGGTCTTCCATGTAGTCATCGAGCCGATCCATGATATCCGGCGCCATGTCGGATTCAATATTGATCCGCTCGCGCGTCATATCCTCGGCCGGGGCGTCGACGATAACTTTGACCAGCCAGCTGCCCCGATACATGTACTCGAGCTGGGTATGGTTCCGGGTGATCGGGTTGAAGCCGTAGGTGCCGCCACTAGAGAGGTTGGCAGCGCCTACCCCAACCGAGGCGGCGAAGTTCTGGTACGAGTCACGGGTCCAAGCCTTCCCGCCCGCGGGTACGCGGATCCGGGGCTTGGTGCCACCACCAGCTGAGGTCGGCCTACGCGCCATTATCTATAAGAGATCCTTATGCTGCGCCGCACGGCGGCAGCGGGCTACCGTTGGTTTCTTGCGAAACAATAAATAATCCGATAATTATCGCTCAAAGTGCGGGTTTGGCGCATTTTGACCTTGCGCGGGTGGCCCCACTGTGCGCTAGTGTGGATAATTAACGATCACAACTAATACGGAAGAGGTAGCCAGAGGGCCGCCCATATATAACATATGTTACCACCAAGCGTTCACGCATTCGCCGCCCTGAAGCGAGCCTGCCAGTCACGGAAGACTGGCGATAAGAAGCTTGAGAGGTTGTTCCGCCGCGCCATCACCTTGCAGGAGGTCGGCGAGTACCAAGACGCTATGGTGGTCGCGAAGCAGATTGCCACCCACATGGAGCGCCTGATAGCTGCAGGAGGAACGATCGACCAGGCCGTACAGGCGCTGCATAAAACTCTGCAAGAAGAACTGGCAAAGCGCAACTCCAAGGTTACCGTTACAATCACCGTGGAGGGCGGGACACCGCAGCAGGACGCCAAGCTTGCGTCTCAGGTGACTCGCACTGTCCAGAAGGCGGTCAACCCTACGTCCGTCAAGGTGGAGCGGGCACTGAACGGAGAGGACCACGTCCTCGGTCGTTCTGGGCCCCTAGCACGCCGGGCGATCACAGTGGTCAGCGGGGCGGCCATGTTGCTTGTCTCCCTCTCGATCCCCGTCGTGGGCGAGCGGGTAACAAGCCTAGCCGCCGGCTTCCGCTGTGTCAAGACCCCGGTTCCGGTCGGCTTTGTGCTGCCGTACTGCCCCAAGAGGCATGCGCATTAATTATCCCACACCCGGTTGTCTGCCGCCCCAGCCTTCTGCTATTATACGGCGTCAGAACATAACAGAGGTGAAAGGGACGAACCGGTGTCGACCCCGCTCGATCTCGAACTAACCAGCCTGGACGCGCTGAAGGCAATTATCGGCCAAGTGTTCGGCGGGCTGATCAGAGACAGCAACAGGCTAGAGGAGTTAATGGAGCTAGCCAGCGTCGCCGACCACGATCACGAGGCGCTCGTCGATGACCTCACGATCATCTTGCGGCGGCTGCGCCGTGGCCTGGCCAGCCTGGCCGGCTTTCTACGGGCGGCCGACGTGCTGATCGATATGGCCAAAAACGGCGATGGAGAACATTTCGCCGATCCAGAACGGGCGCGCGAAGTCGCGCGTCTCATCCTGGAGGTTCTGCTAAACCCTGACGGGCATTCGCCACCGCCCAGCAACAACAACAACCGGCGCAATAACAACCGAAAGAATAAAAAACATCGGCCGCTCACTGCTGAGCAGCCTAGAAACGCCAAACGAAGCAATGGCGAAACTGGGTAAGATCCCTTCCCGCTTCGCCCGACGTCCTTTAAGGGAGTCAAAAAATGCGCTCACCCGGCCCTGGCGTTGTAACTTACGCCCATCTACAGCGCAGCCTTCGTGCGCTCTTTGCCAACAATGAGGCGATGGCGGAGGCGATACAACGGGTAATTTTACTGCGAGGCCAAGGCAAATTCGACGCGGCGAAGGAGATCGAAGAGGAGCTCGTTACGCACATCGCCAAAGACCGAGAGCTTATGGCAAAAGTGAAACAAGCACTCCGCGCCCATTACACCTTCTTGCGCCAGATCATCCTTCCCGCCACAGGTCGGAGAATCGCCCGGCAGGAGCCGCGGAACGACGATCCGGTGCGCCGACTGGCAGAGATTACCATTGCCGCTGCCCGCACCCCACGGCGCCGCAGGGTCAGCTCCACCACGTCTGATTCTGAGCCGAAGCAAGATTAAACGTTGAGCCGATGTTGATCGGCCCGCTGGTCTGGCTGCCTGCGTTGTTGTGGTACGTCAGACCGTTAAAGCCGATGAGCGAATGGACATTGCTACCGCCATCGTACACCGCCCAAAACGGGCCGATATAGCCGGTCGAGCTGCCTGTGCGGCTGGTGTTACCGGTGATAATAACGCCGTCGCAGGCTTGTAGATAAAGGTGCGAGTCATCGGTCACGCCAGGAGAGCCTACCTGGCCTTGGCCTGACCGGTTAAACGAGCAGCCAGTTATCGTTGAGCCGGAGACCGCGTGGAACTTAATCGCGTTCTTGCCGGAATTATCGATCACCGTGGTAGCCAGCAAGATGCCGCTTGGGCCGTCCGCGGTAATGCCGTAATTGGTCGATTGCTCGATCCGCGTGTTGGACATCCGCAGCGAGTTGTTGCTGCTGGTCATGACCACGCCACTGCCGCAGTTGGTGATGTACGAGCTCTCGACCGTGACTTGATGGGCATTCAAGATACCCGCCGTGCCACAGTCGTGGATCCGACACAGCTCGATGGAGGAGCCGCCATCTGCCCCCGCGAACAGCACGCCGCTTGACCCGCCGAATAACGTACAGTCCTCCAACCGGTTATAACCGGCGCTGGAGTAGACACACGGCTGACTGCCGGAGCCGTCAATCGTCACACCACGAAGAGCGCTCCAGGCGTCCAGCGTGACGCCCGGGGCGGTACCAGAACTCGCGCTGATCACACTACCACCGGTCAGGAAGCCGCTTCCGGTGGTCGAGCCAGGCGCTTGGCCCATGATGGATACGCCGCTTGGTACCTCAAGCGAGGACACCAGGCTGACACCGAGCGGGGCGATGACGCAGGCCGATGCATTGAACGCAGCGTTGAAGGCGCTGGTCCAGGCGGACGTATCGTCGGTTGCTCCGTCAGCCCGCACACCATAGGCGGGATCCCCCGCATAGATGTAGCCGCCAGCCGACAGCAGCTTGGCGACTGTATATGCATATGTGTTGCCGGTACTAGCCCCGTTCCAACCATGCGTAATCGGCACGGCATCGCCGAGAAACGGCGCACCCCCGGTGGTGGGAAGTTGGCTGATTGTTTCCGACAATTATTGCCCTCGGGGTCCACGACGCACCGGCTTGCTGGGCGCGGCTAAGGATTCAGTTTTCAGGTTCTTCGGACCCTTCGGCTTGGCCTTCTTGCCGCCGCCCTTACTTTTCTTTCCCATATTTCCCTACCAATGACGCCACCCCGGGCCAGCGACGACACCGAGGACAACCACAACAATTACAACGAGCAGGATCAGGCCGATAATTCCGCCTCCGCCCAAGCCAGGGCCGCCACCGCCGCCACCATAGTAGCCGCCGCGATAGCCGCCATATCCCAAGCCGCCGAACAACAGCACGACGATCAGGATAATAACTAGCAGGCTCATCTTACCGCCTCACCTCAGTGTTCGGTAGCCCGGCCCTACGCCGCCCATGCACGAAATCAAGTCGTAGCAAATCCACAAGATAAATATTATTACGATAGCGACGATGATGATGTTGATCACCCGCATCACCAACTCGCCTGCGACGCCGAGCATATTGAGTAGATAGGGCAACAGCAGGCGCATGATCGCCACGACGGCACAGACGATAACCAGCCATATCAGCAGCTGGATTAACCATCCAAAGGAAAAGCACATCGTGGTCGGGCTCCCGTTAGTAGGCGGTTGTAGCTACCGCTGTCGGCCAGATCAGGTGGGCGAAGCCACCGATCACCGGAATGAGCATTTGCAGACCAAGCATAACCGCGGGGCCGGGCGGGGGCAGCGGCAGCGCCGCCAGCGCCATAGTGACCGTCGACAGGTCATCGAGAATGCGCTGCACGATCGGCTTGGCTACAGTAGCATTGTTCTCCGACTGCTGAAGAGCGGCGAGTCCAGTGTGGACATCAGCGATGGCGGCAGTGATCTTCGATTGTACACCCGCGGGTGTGCCAACAGCCCCAGCAATGACCGGCTCTAGCTCTTCTAGGTGGTCGATCGCTGTACCAATGAGGATAATAACTGTAGCGGGAGTCATGCTTTTTCCTTATCTGTTTGGCCGTACTAGCCGCAGCCATACGCCAAGACCGCCTCGCATCTGAATGAGGCCATCGAGGGCATAACGGGCGGCATCCGGGCCGTGGTTGTTCTTGTCGAGCGGGATTGGCAGTACTTCCGGTGGGTCTTTCTTATCGTCCACCTTCCAGCTGTACAGTCGGAAGTCGCGGGCGATGTTCGGACACCGGGTCTCGTGGATATAAATCTTGCGGAAGCCGCGCAGGTGGCTGATGCCGTCCTCTACGCTGCCCTGCCACTTCTCCGCCGCAGCTACGTTGAGGCCCTGGCGGCACAAATAACTAATGGTTTCCGGGCGGGCAGCATCGGCCTTGATCGGCCATTTGCGGTAGTCGTGGTCTAGGT